AGCTAAAGCACAATTAGAATTAGCAACATTAGCCCAAAATGGCGAATTGGCTCAATTACAAGCTGATGTAAACGAGCAACAAGAACTCACCAAGCGACTTCAAGCAGATATGATGTCAGACTCTTGGCTATCTAAGAACATTCGCCCTATGACGCTTGTATTCATTCTAATGACCTATACTACCTTTGCTATGATGAGTGCATGGGATATTGAAGTAAATAACAATTATGTAGAGTTATTAGGTCAATGGGGGATGTTAATTATGTCATTCTATTTTGGTGGTAGAACGCTTGAGAAAATTATGGATATGAAGAAAAATGCAACTAAGTGAACATTTTAGCCTTGAAGAACTTACGCATACAGATCATCGTGAATTTGACAATACTCCAAACGATGCTGAACTCAGTAATCTTACACGCTTGGCAGAGTTTCTTGAACAAGTTAGAACGCTATTGGGCAAACCCATTTTTATTAATAGTGCTTTCCGTTCTAAACTGGTTAATGATGCTGTGGGTTCTAAAGATACTAGTCAGCATAGGATTGGTTGTGCTGCAGACTTGAGAGTTGTAGGAATGACTCCTGATGAAGTAGTTAAGGCCATTATTGCATCTGACCTTAACTTTGATCAAATAATCAGAGAGTTCGACAGATGGACTCATCTGAGTATCCCAAACTCAATTCATAACTTACCAAGAAAACAAGCCTTGATAATAGACAAGAGTGGCACACGCTTATACAGTAGTGAGGCTTGAAGTCTAAGCATATCTCGATCTGTTTCAACATAAGGTCTTGGTTTATAGTTAATTCCTATCTGTAAACCTGTTTTAGTTGTATATGGTGTCATGGTTTCTTCACCAATCTATACATTTTATACTTGCGACTTTCGTGCCATCTGTCCTCAATAATGTAACCTTTGGCTCTTAGTTCACTCACTCTAGTTGAGAGTTTCATAGTCCCAGCTTTGTGTAATGCATCTAAAGGACTAATCCATTTGTGTAATGCTTGAACAATTAATTGGTACTGTGTCATATATTCTCCTCATAAAAAGCTAAATATTCGTCAGGTTTTAAGTTCTTAGGTTTATGAAAAAATACACGATTCTTTAAGTCGTATTCCTCCATAAATGCTCTACTATTTTCTAGTTTAATTTGATTAATAACATCCTCAAGAGCATAATTTGGTTTGCTTAAATTAGGGTTTTCTACTCCATTAATCATTCTAGGTCTAGCTGCAGCTTTTAACTGTAATTTTTGTCGTTCTGTAAACATAGTTGTCCTCAAAATGGCATTTCGTCAGGTATATCTGCTAAATTCTTAGGAAAAGCATCTTTAGGCTCAGGATCGTTCAAATAAGCAATTAAACAACCATCTTTGAGTGAGAATAAGGGGATGGTTTCTAACTTCAACATAAGCCCATTCTTAGTCTCTAAAATGATTCCTATTGATTGATACTTCTTCTTTGCCTTTCCATCTTTATCTTGATACTCGCTAACTGCTGCCTTGATGTAATATTTGATTGCGATGATAATTCTCCTTTATTGATGTTTGGCAAAATTGCCATGATTTTTACTACGAAAATTTTTTATTGCTTGTTCTGCTTCTTGTAAATTTGTAAAACGACCTATTTGAATTCTTTTTTTGTTTACGCAACATCTTGCCTCATATTTATTTTGATGGAATCGTATCCCTTTAATTCCTGTTTTATTGGATTTTAAAATTTTACGATTATAAGAATTTAAAGTAGCGTTAGCTGGTCTTAAATTTTCTATTTTGTTGTTTGATGGGTTATTGTCTATGTGATCAATTTCTATTGGGAAATATCCATAAAACATCATAAAAATAATTCTATGTAATCCATAACTTTTTTTATTTATTGTTACTCGATAATAACCATTACTTTGATGACTACCAGCTAAAGTGCCAATTTTAAATTGTTTAATATTTGTTTTTCTATACAAGTTGCCATCTTTATATTCAAATAAACTATGCAAAAGTTCTTTTGTAATCATGATTTACCTTTCATTATCAATTCAATTTCACTATTAACTTCATCTAAAAACTTTACAATTTCACTTTCCATTTCAGCAATATACTTATCATCCCTATGTAAACGCTTAACAAATAGCTGACTACGATCAGGAAATCTGCTATCAAAACTAACATAATCATTCCATTCACGACCTGTACAACTTAACTGTGCCATCATTTGAATGTAATATTTATTGGGTATTTCGTTAGCCTTAATTGTTGCCCAATGTGTACTACTGTTTGGGTTCTTGATTTCAACAATGCCATCTGTATCTATTAATCCGTCTGGGCTACAACCAAAACCTTTTATTGTTGGGTGGTCTATAAAAGCAACTTGATCAACAAAATTGTTACTTTGAACTTCGTATGCTGCCCTTGCTCTAGGTTCTTCATCAATACCTCTCTGCATTATTTCTGAGGTGTAAGAAGGCTCTATAACCCCTGTAACCCTTTGCAAGGCCAATTCTATTAAATAATTAGCACGACTTGCTGATACACCTGTTTTAGTTCTAGCCATAACATCTGCTACTCGACTAGCAGTCACTTTTCCGAGTCTGATGCGTAGCCAAGATTCAGAACCCTGTTCAATATTTAAATATTTATTTTCAGTCATTTTTCGCTTTCTTTAATATTGCTCTTGCACAACAACATTGACTAGGTATTCTGTGGCATTTGCTACAAAAAATATTTTGGTTCATTTTTTACCCCAATAAAATAATTTAACGACTAACCTAAACCATAAAGGTACATTAGGTTTATCTTCCTCAACCTTAACCATTTTAGGTTCTCCATACAAACTTCTTGGGTCATGCCAACCAAATGTGTATTTCTCTTTCATCTGTCGTTCCTCTCTTGTTTAGCAGCAATACACATTTCTTGGTATTTCTTAGGTACATCTGGATGCCAACCACCCATTAACATTGCACAATTTACCTCTGATTTTCTACCTAATTCAGTCAAATAAATGACAAATCCACACAGTAAAATACCTATTACTATTGACCAAAAGAACTCTCGACTCATAACACATCCTCCTTTTTATACTTTCGTTTAATGATAAAAGCTAGTTTTCTAAGTGCCATTCTTTCTATTTGTTCTACTTTAAATCTTGGTATTTGCAAGATATAAGCGACTTCTTCTTGCGTAAAATGGTTATCACTTCTGTGTTCTTTCAAACTTTTCATCTATTTTCCTCAGTAAAGATTCAAGACGATGATTCCATAACTTAGAATCTGCATTTTGTGGCCATGTAACTAGGTACTCTTTAATTGTTTCAGTAGCCACGATATAGTCTATTTCTTTTTGCTTGGATAATAAAGACTCTATTTGCTCACTTATTGTCATTCCATTCTCACTTTCATCATTGCATCAGCTAATTCATAAGCTGTTTCTGCTATTAATTCAGGGTAATCTCCATCAACTTCAAAAGAACTTGGTTTATTTCCTCCACTATTTTCTTCACTAAAATAGTAATCTTTCCAAATTTTGTATGCTATTGGCAATGTTTTAGCAGCAAAATAATCTCTTAAATCCATGCCTGTATCTAAAGGATTATGTTTCCAATGATGTGGTTCATCTGGATCAATTGGATATTTTTGTGGAAATGCTTTCATAATAATTCTCCCTTACGCTTATCCTTGGCTTTACTAATACGATCTATTGCTACCTTATCCTTACTTAACTCTTTATATGCTTGACCATAAGCAGCTTTAAGCGTATCCATATCTAAGCACTCATTAATCATGTCGCACCAATTAGTGCATAAATCAGTTAGATCAGGAGTCTCCTCATCAATAGAATCACTTGGTATATCCTCTCCAGCGTAGATATATAGACCTAGACCATGTAACGCTATTGCTTTAGCTAAACATCGTTGCATAGCTGTATTTACTGAGAAACTATCAGGGTTAGTCATAGCTTTATTTTGATTATTCATAACTGGTAACTGTGCAGTCATCTTTTTACCAAATGCCTCAACTGTGCAAAACACCATCAAAGTATCACCAAAAGCCATTGGTTGATCGTAAGTCCAAGTAGCTAATGGGTCTAGTTGTAATAGCTGATCTACTGCCCAAGCCCACGATAGATAGGTAAATTTACCCTTT